AAGACTGGGAAAGACCTTCTTTTGGGATCAAGGAAGTCGCTGTCCTTTAGTTCACTTCTTTTTTTTTACCAAACCTCTCGGCAGCAATATCAATGAGCAGTTGAGCGTAGCTTGTTTTAGGTTTGATCTTCTTGCCATTCTTTCCGTCAGATTTCTTTTTGCCCTTGCGAAGCATTTCGAAATCCTCTTTGGTAATTTTCCCGTCTTTGTTTTTATCAAGACCTGATTTTTGCTTATCTGTCATTTCAGCCATCATTGGCCTGCGCGGATAACCCCTAATAGCGTCCCCTTCCATTTTTTCTTTCGACTTCTTGTCAAATTTCATATCTCTTTTGAGGGCCTTCTTTTCTGCATCCTTCTTTTCAGATGGCTTGCCTTTTTCAAGTTTTTTAATTTTGCTTTTATCATCCTTGATGGCATCCTTTTCATGCTCGACTTTCTCTTTTTTAGTGTCGCGCTTGAGTTCCTTCTTGTCGATTTTATCAAATTGTTCTTTTGTCATCGCTGCCTTAATTTGTTCGGCAGGAATTGAAACTTCAATTTCACTTGGGTCAAAATTATTGGTTTTCATTGCTGTGATATAAAATTGCTGCTGGGTATGTTTCTAAGCTATGTGTAGCTGAAATATCTAAAACCTCTTTTAAAGGATTAAGACTTTCTATTTCATTAAAATCCTTTACACAAGATTCTAAGGTTTCTCCCCAATATTCTTTGGGTTGAGAGCAAACAATAGATTCACATAAAGCGTTTACCATATCAGCTTGTTCATCAGACAACTCTTTTACTTTGAGTTTTTTAACCATATTAGCTTTCGCTTCGTGAATTAAATTGTCTATATCATAGATGGTCTTTTGAATGCTTGATCTAGAATATTGTGCGTTCGCAATGGGAATATCAGTTGTTCCCTCTGGTCTGCCAGCCTCTTTACGAGGGCCAGTTCCTTTACCACCAGCAGGAGCAATAACAGGAACTCCTCCGACTATCGGGTTGTAATATCCCTGTTCACGCTCTTCTAGGAAATCTTTTTGGGCATCATTAAGCTCATCTGGCTCTGGGAATCTTCCATTATGGAACATTTCCATTCCCTGCTTGGGAGTTATAATTCCCAACTCCATAAGCCTAGTAGAAGCTCTCATAAGCTGAACCTCATCTCTCATGTCAATATCTTTCATCTTAGCTTCAGGCCACGATCTAAAACCAAGGTCTTTTGCTATCCTTTTAATCTCTCTGTTTAGAAAATCATTTAAAAACCCATAACGAGATTCTTGTAAACGATCAATAAAGATTTGAGCTTTAACTTGAGTAGAGTTAAATTTCTCTTCTCCTACTACAATGTTTTGTAAGCCTTGTTTTATGTCTTCATTAAGTATTTGATACTTTTCAGGTCCGAGAACTAAGTTTAATTCAGGAATAATAAATTCAGCTTTAGTGGTGTAATCGGAAACTAAAACCCTACCCACACTCTCGTTTTTGAAAAGGTTTTGCATAGCCGCCATGTTATTAGGGTTAACACCTCCTTTTTCTGGATCAGCCCCCATAGTGATAAGCAAAATTACATTTTCCACGGTTCTTGTAATAGCTTGATCCATTTTCTTAAGTTCTAACTTGGCATTAATATCTTCTAAAACGGGGAACCCAAAAGGAATAGCAAATGGTTCGTAATCTTGTTTTTTATAAAAAGAATAAGAGAGCTTGGTAGGATCTAAATCCATAGTTAATCCTCTACGGGAATATGATCCATCTTTAATTCTTTTTTGTATCTGTGGGTCTAGACCCTCAAAAATAGCTAAGTCTTCCTCTGTTTGAGGGCTAGCAAGGCGAGCTATTTCATAATCAGATAAAACTTTTTGATAAGCTCCTGAGTAAGTGAAGGTCGTAGCTCTTTTAGCGACTACATCAAAGGGATTTAGTAAAACATACCTAAGTGGTATTTTGTTAATAGAAGAATTAATAGAGCCA